CTAGTTGCCTCCCCGGAGTACAGTAAGATATTTCCTGATGTGTCACTGGCGCAGGACAGTAAGTCCGCTGGGCGTTGGAGCACGAACATTGGGGGTGAGTATTTCGCTGTGGGTATTGGTGGTGCCATAGCAGGTCGTGGAGCAGATCTGTTGGTGATCGATGACCCGCACAACGAGCAGGACGTTCTGAGTGGGAACTTTGATGTGTTCGAGAAGGCGTACGACTGGTACGCGTTCGGTGCCAGAACAAGACTTATGCCCGGAGGCTCAGTAGCTGTAGTAGCCACGCGGTGGGCGCAGAATGACCTGATTGGGAAGCTGCACGAGGACATGGCACGTAACCCAGAAGCAGATCAGTGGGATGTGGTGGAGTTCCCGGCGATACTGGAGAAGAAAGGTGCCAGTGGTGCGTTGCCTGAAGAGGAGCGAGTAGTCTCTCTTTGGCCTGATCAGTGGGACGTTAAGTCTCTATTGCGGACAAAGGCCTCGATGCCGTCGTTCCAGTGGTCAGCGCAGTACATGCAGGAGCCGACAGCGGCAGAATCGGCCATAATCAAGAGAGAATGGTGGCAGGAGTGGGATAGAGACGACCCACCCCCATGCGAGTACATCATAATGTCACTGGACGCCGCAGCAGAGAAGAACAACCGAGCTGATTTCACTGCGTTGACTACTTGGGGTGTGTTCTATAGAGACGATGAGGACGGGGAGAAGGAAGCTGCGATAATACTGTTGAACAGTATTAAGCAGCGGTTAGAGTTTCCAGAGTTGAAGAGACTTGCCTACGACGAGTACAAGACGTGGGAGCCAGATTGGTTCGTGGTGGAGAAGAAAAGTGCGGGGACCGCGCTGTATCAGGAGTTGCGCAGGAGTGGTATGCCGGTGCAGGAGATTACTCCTACCAGAGCGAGTGGTGATAAAGTGGCACGGTTGAACGCGGTCTCTGATATATTTGCGTCAGGGATGGTGTGGTTCCCCGTCAACCGAAGGTGGGCTGAAGAAGTTGTGGATGAGGTTTGTGGGTTCCCGGCTATGCCTAACGATGACTTGGTGGATAGTACAGTTTACGCCCTTATGAGGTTCCGTACGGGTGGGTTCATATCGCTGCCGTCTGATAGAAGTATGGACGATGATGGTGATTTTATGCCGGTAAGAGCGGCTTATTACTGAGGACAGATAGATGGCTGTGGATAAAGCGCTGTATAGCCCCCGAGACGAGGCGGCTCTTGAGATAGAGATTGTAGATCCGGAGAGTGTAACTATAGGTGTTGGTGGTGCGGAGATAGAGATAAGACCCGGAGATACCGACAATGAGGACTTCGGGGCTAACCTAGCTGAAGAATTTGATGATAATGAGCTTAACCTCATTAGTAGTGATCTGATGGAGTCTTATGCGTCGGACCTAGACTCTAGATCTGATTGGGAAGACACCCTGAAAGAGGGTTTAGAGCTGCTGGGCCTCACTATTGAAGACCGTTCCGAGCCTTGGGAAGGTGCGTTCGGTGTGTACCACCCACTACTGGCAGAAGCGGTAGTAAAGTTTCAGTCTGAGACTATCGTTGAGACTTTCCCCGCGCAGGGACCCGTTAAAACTATAGTGCTGGGAGCGGAGACTAGAGAAAAGAACGAAGCGGCGGCTCGCGTCCGTGAAGACATGAACTACGCGCTGGTCTGTACTATGACCGACTACAGGTCAGAACATGAACGTATGCTGTGGAACCTGCCGATTGCAGGGTCTGCGTTCAAGAAAACGTATTACGACTCGTCGATGGGTCGAGCAGTGTCTCAGTTTGTCCCTGCGGAGGACTTTATAGTTAGTTATGGGGCTTCTGATCTGATTTCCGCTCAGAGATACACCCACCGCATGAAAAAATCTCGTAATGAGGTTAGAAAGATGCAGGTTAGTGGGTTTTACCGGGATGTGGACCTAGGAGACCCGGTAGCTGACCAAGATGACATAGCAGACAGTAAAGATTCCCTAAGTGGGTACACTTCAGATAATGATGATCGTTATACTTTACTGGAGATCCACTGTGAATTAGACCTAGTAGGGTACGAAGATAAGGATAAGAACGGGGATGAAACTGGTATAGAACTGCCATACATCGTAACAATAGACAAGGGATCTAACACTGTACTGTCCATTTATAGAAATTGGCGGGAAGATGATGATCAGAAAGCTAAGAGAATACACTTTTCTCATTATAATTATATTCCTGGCTTTGGATTTTATGGCTTTGGCCTTATTCATCTCGTTGGTGGGTTCGCCAAGGGAGCTACTTCAATACTTAGACAGCTGGTGGACGCTGGAACACTCTCAAATCTACCGGGTGGGTTCAGAACCAGGGGCCTCAGAATAAAAGGTGGGGATGTCCCTATCGCACCGGGTGAATTCCGTGATGTTGATGTGCCGGTTGGCACGATCCGTGACAATATCATGCCGCTGCCGTTTAAGGAGCCTTCCGTGGTGCTCTATCAGTTGCTGGAGAACATAGTTGCTGAAGGCAGGCGGTTCGCAGCGGTTAGTGACGTAAATGTAGCTGATATGCAGCCAAATGCCCCAGTCGGGTCAACTTTGGCTATCTTAGAGCGCACGCTCAAGACGATGACGGCTATTCAGGCGCGTGTACATGCCGCGATGAAGCACGAATTGTACATTCTTAAGGGAATAATGCGGGATAACGCCCCCGCAGACTACGAATACGACGCGCAAGGGGACGAAGGGTCCTCCGCTAGGCAGAAGGATTACAGTTTGGTCGAGGTAATTCCTGTTAGTGACCCAAATGCGTCAACAATGAGTCAGAGGATTGCTCAATATCAGTCTGCGCTCCAGTTAGCGCAGTCCGCGCCCCAGATTTATGACCTACCCATGCTGCATAGGCAGATGATAGAGACGTTGGGGATAAAGAATGCTGAGAAGCTTGTCCCGGTGGAAGATGATCAGACTCCGATGGACCCTGTGTCTGAAAACATGGCTCTACTCAATGGTAAGCCTGTTAAAGCGTTCATTCATCAGGACCATGAGGCTCATATCGCTGCACATATGTCGTTCGGGCAAGATCCCAAGATCCAACAGATGTTAAGTATGCAGGGACCGGGTGCGGACGCTAAGATGGCTGCTGGCATGGCGCACGTGAATGAACACCTAGGGTTTCAATACAGGAATCAGGTTGAGGAACAACTGGGAGTATCTCTACCCCCACCAGATCAACAGTTGCCGGATGAAGCGGAAGTTGCGTTGTCTAAGTTGGTCGCTGTCGCTGGGAAGCAGGTGCTTGGTGTTAATACTCAGGAGATTCAAGCGCAGCAGGCTAAGCAGAGGGCCGAAGACCCAGTAGTGCAGATGCAGCAGCATGAGATGCAGATGCAGCAGGGTGAGTTACAGCGCAAGATGAAGAAGGACGAGTTAGATCACCAGATTGACACAGCCAAAGTCCAGATTGAAGCCGCCAAGGTAGAAGGTCAGACGGCAGCTGACAAGGTAGATCAGGTGTTTAAGGCCAAGAAAGTCTTGATGGACAATGAGATAGAAGCGGCTAGAAGCCTTGACGCGACTAGTAGCACTAAGGTGGATCAGGCGTTTAAGGCCAAGAAGTCACTTATGGATAATCAGCTGGAACGAGATCGTATGGCGATACAGGACCGCCAGAAGAGAGTTGATCAAACGTTTAAAGCCAAGGAAGCCCTGCTGAAGGACGAACGAGAACGCGCCAAGATTAATAAAGACACTAAGGGAGGTGGCTCATGATAAGACAGTTTACGAAATATTGTACGGACAAGATCAAGGACGAGGAGGGTTTTATCTCGGAAGGGTTGCTGGAGGGTTCAGTTAAGACTTTTGAGGACTATCGTCATACAACTGGCGTATTGCGCGGGCTAGATATCGCCAGAGAGATCATTTTTGCCACCGCCGATGCTTACGAAGAGGAGACGGAAGACGCATGAGTACCACAACAGCGACAGCTGCAGAAGCACCAGAATTAACTCCAGATGCCATCCCGGTTCCTACGGGGTATCACCTGCTCGTAGCTATACCTGAGGTTAAAGAGGCGTTTGGGAGCGGCATCCTCAAAGCGGATGCCACTAGGAAGAATGAAGAGATATCTACGATGGTTGTACAAGTGCTGGACATGGGACCTGACGCATACAAGGACAAGGATAAGTTTCCTTCAGGCCCCTATTGTAAGATCGGGGATTTTGTCCTCATGAGAGCTTACTCTGGTACGCGGTTCAAAGTGTACGGGAAAGAGATGTTTAGGATAGTTAACGACGACTCTGTAGAAGCAGTCGTTGCAGACCCAACGGGTTACACCCGCATTTAGGAGATAGGTATGGCTAAAGAAGCCCAACAAGACGAATTTGCTGACACTGAATATATTGTGGGATCGGAAGACCCCCCTGAGGTCTCTGTAGTTGAAGAGGATGCCGAGGAGTTGGATGTAGAGGTTAAGGACGATACACCCGAAAAAGATAAGAATCAGGCTCCGCTCCCTAAGAAGATTTCTGACGAACTGGAAGACCTAGACACCTCCACTGAGGTAGAAGATTATTCTACGAAAGTGCAGCAGCGCATATCTCAGATGAAGAAGGCGTGGCACGATGAGCGTCGAGCTAAGGAAGAGGCTACTAGGGAACGCGACGAGGCTGCTACTTTTACGCAACAGATCATGCAGGAGCGCGATGCCCTCCGTGAGAAGTTAAGTACTGGGGAGGCTTGGGCCCTAGAAGAGACCAAGAAAAGGGCTGATTTAGCGGTAGATGTCGCTAAGAGAGGTTATCGCGACGCGTACGAGACTGGGGAAGCTGAACAGATAGCTGATGCTCAGCATAAATTGAGTGAAGCTACTATAGATCACAATAGGGTTCAGCAGATTCAGCCTCAGTTCACTTTACAGCCACAACCAGATCCTGTATATAGTGGGGTAGAACACCAAACTGCCGTACCTGAACCTGACACTAGAGCTAGAGAGTGGGGGGATAAGAACGAGTGGTTTGGAGCAGACGATGAGATGACCAGCTTCGCACTGGGCTTACATCAGAAGTTAGTTAAGGAGGGTGTACCTCCCTCGACTGACTATTATTACGAGCGGATCAACGCTCGCATGAAGGAAGTGTTTCCCGGCAAGTTCGGAGAAACTCCAACTAAGGAAAAGCAGCAACCCTCTACCGTTGTTGCGCCAGTGGGCAGAACGCCTAAAGGTCGAAAGGTAGTGCTTAATAAGTCTCAGGCTGCTATAGCCAAACGGCTTGGTGTGTCAAATGAGGCTTACTATCGTGAGCTTGAAAAGATTAGCAAGGGATAACTATTATGTCGAACTCTAACAAATCAGGAAACAGAACCTCACGAGATACAGACACTCGGGAAACTAACGCCCGCCCAAAACAGTGGCAACCTGCAAGCTTGTTGCCTACACCTGACCCTGAAGATGGGTACTCGTTTCGTTGGGTTCGTAAATCCATGCTTGGTATTGACGATCCTAGTAATTTCTCTCGCAAAGTTAGAGAGGGTTGGGAAACCTGCCGTATTGAAGATCACGCAGAAATGAAGCTATCTGTTAGCGCAGGAGCTGCAGCATCTGGGTTGATCGAGGTTGGTGGACTGGTTCTCTGTAAGATGCCTACGGAGATGGTAGAACAGCGTGAAGCGTACTACCAGAAACATGGCAAAGCGCAAATGGATTCTGTGGATAACAGTTTCATGAAAGAGAATGACCCGCGAATGCCTTTATTTAAGGACCGCGACTCACGTGTAACCTTTGGGAGAGGTTCGAAGTAATTTTATTTTTTCCTTAAGGAGATTTTCTCATGGCTTATCCAAGTGTTTCGGCCCCATATGGGCTGATCCCGGTTGGTAAGATGGGAGGCAATGTTAACAATCATGCCATCCGTCATATTCCAATCGCTAACGGGTACACTACCTCAGTATTTAACGGAGACCTTGTCAAGCTTGTACTTGGCGGGGGAATCGAGAAAGACGTAGGTACGACCGCTGCTACACCTATTGGTGTATTTTTAGGCTGTTTTTATACCGATGCTGATATGGGTCCGACGTATAAGAACTATTGGCCTGCAAGTACTGTAGCTACTGATGCAGTTGCGTATGTATGCGATGATCCCGATCAGCTGTTTAAGGTCGCGATTGTTTCTGGCACTACTACCATCAGTTCTACGCTCACGCTCACCACTGCAGATCGGGGCTCTAACGGCCAACTTGTGCAGAATGCTGGGCTTACTACAACTGGCAAATCCAAAGTAGCGGTGAATCATACCGCAGCTACCACTGCAGGGTTTCCAATTCGTTTCGTTGATTTCGTCGAAGAGACTAAGAATAGTGTCGGTGGTTACACTGAAGCTATTGTTAAGATCAAGCCGCATCAATATGAAACTGCTGCTGGCGTATAGGAGACTAGATAATGGCTATTTCACGCGCACAAATGCTGAAAGAGCTCCTACCGGGTCTCAATGCGTTATTCGGTATGGAGTACAAGCGGTACGACGAGGGGCACAAAGACATCTTCGATGTTGAGAGCTCTGACCGTTCCTTTGAAGAAGAAGTGAAGCTGTCTGGCTTCTCAGCTGCCCCGGTAAAGGGTGAAGGTGAGGCTATCAGTTACGATACGGCGCAGGAAGCGTTCACTTCTCGTTACAGTCACGAAACTATTGCTCTTGGTTTCTCAATTACTGAGGAAGCTATTGAAGATAATCTGTATGACAGCTTGTCTTCTCGGTATACCAAGGCTTTGGCTAGGGCTATGGCGTACACCAAACAGGTTAAAGGTGCTAGCGTATTGAACAATGCGTTCAGTTCTTCTTATACTGGTGGTGACGGCGTTGCATTGATTGATGAATCACATCCGTTAGTATCGGGTGGTGTCAATGCTAACGAGCCAGCAACCGCTGCTGACCTCAATGAAACTTCTATTGAGAACGCAGTTATTGGTATCGCAGCTTGGACTGACGAACGTGATCTGTTGATCGCTGCCAGACCTAAAAAGCTGATTATCCCACCTGCGTTACAGTTTGTAGCGACTCGCCTTCTCGAAACGGAAGGTCGTGTTAGCACGGCTGATAACGATATCAACGCTATTGCCAGCAATGGTGTTGTTCCGGGCGGATATGCGGTTAACCACTTCTTGACTGACAGTGATGCGTGGTTCTTAACCACTGACATTCCTAACGGCATGAAGATGTTTAATCGTGTTGCACTATCTACCAAGATGGAAGGCGACTTCGATACTGGTAATGTTCGTTACAAAGCGCGGGAACGCTACAGCTTCGGCTGGAGTGACCCACTTGGCATCTACGGATCGCCGGGAGCTTAGTAGAACGATGGAGGGCCTTTCGAGGCCCTCTTTTCATATTCTTGACACGTTACACTCTGTGCGTGTATAAACTAAACCTATATATCCAGAACTCATTTCTGGAGTTGACTCAAGCCTAAAGAGGAAACAATCATGGCAGCGACA